GTATTTCAATCCACACCCATGTTGGGCGACATCACCTCACATCACTCTGAAACGCCACCGCCTTGCCCAGTATGACAATCTGGTCAAGCTCAGCGTCCGTATAGATGAGGTCTTTGTAGCTGGGATTCTCGGCGTGTAGGATGAGCAGGTTCTTGTCAGGGTAATAATTCACACGTTTTAGGGTTGCCTCGTCCTCTATAATCACGGCGGCGATTTCGCCGTTGTCCACCATATCCTGCTTCCGGATGAACACGATGTCGCCGTCATGTATCCTTGCCCCAATCATCGAGTCACCGGCAGCTTGTAGGCAAAAATCAGCGTGGACATTGGTGCCGACCTCTACATATAGCTCGTGTTCCTCGTTCGCAAAAACGGGTTCGCCGCAGGCGATACTGCCCAGAAAGGGCACACGCTTGGTCGTGATGGGGAAGATGTTGTCGTAGCGGTATTCAGGAGGTGTGGGGGTGTCAGCAGATTGGACATATGTGGGCAACTCCATCCCGCCATCTTCGATGATACTGCTTTTGGAGATGCCAAAATGGTCGGCGATTCGCTGGATAGCGCCCATCCTAGGCTCTTTAACACCCAATTCCCAAGTAGATACGGCTTTTCCGGATACCCCTGCAATTTCCCCCAGCTCTTGTTGGGTCAGTCCATATCGTCTACGCAGGGTTTTAATATTCTCGCTTATCGGCATATCATCGCCTCCTTGCACTCAGTATAAACTTTTAGTAGATAGATGTCAACAAACATCACAAAAAAATCTACTAAAAGTTCTTGACAATCTACTTTTGGTAGAGTATTATGATAGCACAAGGGAGGTGATACGATGCAATTTACTCTCAAACAAGCCAGACTGCACAGTGATAAAACTCAAGCAGAAATGGCGAAACTGCTGGGAATCTGCCGGAATAAGTACTTGAATATCGAAAAACATCCAGATACGGCGACTATCGCTGAAGCTAAGAAAATCAGCAAAATTACTGGCATCCCACTGGAGAATCTTTTTTTTAGTCAGAACTCTACTTAAAGTAGAATTGTGAGCCAAAAACGAAAGGGAGGTGAGATATGTGAAAGAAGAAAAAAGATTCTCCCCCGTGAAGTCAGCAGGGGAGAGAATCTCGGAATTGGAGCGCAATGTAAAGCGGTTGTACATCCTTCACATTGTAACGGTGATTTTATTCGGTGGGATGATCTTGGGTCTCATTGGACGGGTGAACATCCTGTACAGGGATGTCGCGGGCCTCCATCAACTGGTCAATGGAATCGTCGATGCTTTGGAGCAGGCGAATGTGCTCCTCCAAGAGCTCGTTCGTAAGCTTGGACTGCTCTAACTGTTCTTCGGAGATGGCAATCTGACGGTCGAGCTGCTGTGAAGTATGAGCCGAATCTTGAGAAGTAAGTATTTGGCCAAGGACGAACAGTCCGATTGTCAGTAAAGCAGAGATCAAACACTGAATCGCATTTTGGGAAAGCCTTTTTGTGCGTTGAGTTTCTGCTTTGAAATTTCTGAGTGCATCGACATGATCCGGAGATAGATTTTCTGGAACGACTTGTTGTTCAGTGATGAATTCTAAAACAGGTTTAATGGTGTCAGAAAGTGAGTCTGGGATTTCGCAAACTGATTCGTCCACAGAGGAATCACCACTGTCACTGCAAGCCGACAACAAGCTTTCGGACTTATCCGAAAACTCCTGTATGAACGGGGTGAGCGTTTCTCTGAGCGCTTGAGATATGTTTGGCTTGGCAAATTGTTCGTAAAACGCAGCGAATGCATGCGCTTGTTCTTCCAGTATAGGAATGAGTGCAGTATGGAGTGATTCGGACAAAGCGCTGCTTACCGTCTTGTTCATTTCATTCCAGTGTGTGTGAATGGCTTGCGCAAAAACAGCGTTCATCCTATCGCTAAAAGAGGGTGGTTGGAAAGTATTTATAGCTATCACATCCTTTCAGCACGATTCTATCATTGCAGGGGGGAATGTGGCAAGAAGATTAATGCAAGGGGAGGTGAGACGTGATGTCAACTGGAGTAGCATTGCTCATTCTGTGGGTATCGGGGGTTATCTGCGAGGGCGTATTTACTTATCTGTGTCGAGATCTTGGGTGTGTCATTGCATATACGATCTATGAGCTGGCCGTTCTGTTGGGGACTACATACGTAGTGTATTTGATTCATTCGATGTCGTAGCAAGGAGGAAATTTTATGAACGGACTGAAAGTATTTGAGAACCCGACATTTGGTCAGGTGAGAACTGTCGAGATCGACAACGAACCGTGGTTCGTGGGCAAAGACGTGGCCGAGGCGCTGGGGTATCGTGATACTTCGGATGCGCTGAAGAAGCATGTTGATGCAGATGATAAGCTGACCCGGCGTTTTGCCGACTCAGGTCAGGCAAGAGAAATGTACATCATCAACGAGTCCGGCCTGTACAGCCTCATCCTCTCTAGCAAGCTGCCTGGGGCGAAGGAGTTCAAACGCTGGGTCACCAGCGAGGTCATCCCGTCTATCCGTAAGACTGGCGGGTATACGCTCAAGCCCAAACCTATGACCGAGTACCAGCAGATGATGGCAGACACCAGACGGCGTAACGCTCGTGTGCAGTCCGCCCGCATCTTGACCCAGCTGGCCAAGCAGTATAAAGGCTCTACCTATGAGCAGGTGCTCAATGCCCATGCGACCAAGGAGCTGACCGGCGAGTTCCTTCTTCCTTTGCCTAAGCTGGAGGAGAAGACCTACTCGGCCCCCGAGATCGGGCAGATGTTTGGTATCTCGGCGAACAAGGTCGGCCTGTTGACCAACCGGCACGGTTTGAAAACGGAGCAGTACGGCCAGTGGTTTAAAGACAAATCTCGCTACGGTAACAAAGAAGTGTCTAGCTTCCGGTACTTTGAAAAGGTAATCCCTATTATCAGAGATTTGTTGGAGAAAGAAGCGAGTTGAACAACGCGCAAAAAATGCGCGTAGATTAGGAGGTGAACCTAAATGAACGAACCTACGATGAGCGAGGTGTTCGCGGCGCTGCTGGCGCTGCCTGAGAAGCTGGACGCGCTGACCGCTCAGCTGGCAAGGATCCAGGCCATTGCAGAGGACAGCGAGAAGAAGATCGCGGTCAGCTGTAGGGAAGCGGCGAAGCTGGTTGACGTGTCAGAAACTACCCTGCGTGAGTGGGCACGCTGCGGCTATGTGCCCAACTACCGGGTCGGTGCCTGTACGAAAATCAGCCGCCGGGCGTTGTCCGAGTGGGCCTATGAGCAGTCCATCAATCGGACGGAAATCAAGAAAGGGGAACCAGTATGACACAGAAAACAAAAATCATATTGCTGGGTGTCGTTAGCATCGCTGGATTTGTGATGGGCGTGGCGGCCTGGGCATTTGCTGCCCACATGGTACTGCTGGGCAACTGGCTGCCGTCTAGCATCACAATGTGCGCCGCTGCTTGGCTGATGTCAGTGTCAGAGAAAGCGGGAGACCGGCTGTCGAGGCCGTGGAGCGGGAACGACCTGTAAGGCAACACGCAGAAAAGCCGCCGCCGGAGGGGCAACTCCGACGACGGCAAAGGTAAAAGACCAATTACATTATAGTACAAAGGAGGCAGAAAAGCAATGACGCAAGGCGCACATATCAACCAGCTTGAGATTGAGAACACCAAGCGTGTGCGAGCGGTGACTATCACACCGGCAGAGACGGGCCTGACAGTCATCGGCGGCAACAACAACCAGGGCAAGACGTCGGTATTGGACGCCATCGCCTGGGCGCTGGGTGGTGAGCGCTTCCGGCCGGACAACCCCATGCGGGAGGGCGCCAACACGCCGCCCAAGCTGCGGGTCACCCTCTCCAACGGCTGTGTCGTGGAGCGGAGCGGGAAAAACGCCACCTTGAAGGTCACAGACCCCACCGGCAAGCGCGCCGGTCAGCAGCTGCTGAACAGCTTTGTGGAGGAGTTGGCACTCAATCTGCCCAAATTCATGCAGGCGTCCGACAAAGAGAAGGCAGACACTCTGCTGCGCATCATCGGTGTAGGAGACCAGCTCATGACCATGGATCGCCAGGAGGCGGAAGCGTATAACAAGCGGCGTTACATCGGCCAGCAGTACCAGCAGAAGCGGAAGTATGCGGACGAGCTGCCGGAGGTGAAAGGTGCTCCGGAGCAGGAGGTGTCAGCCATGGAGCTGATCCAGCGGCAGCAGGAGATCTTGTGGCGCAATGAGGAGAACCGGCGCAAGCGGGAAAACCTGTCCCAGCTGAAAGCGGAACAGCGCAGCCTGGCAGAGCAGATGGATATTCTGCGGGAACAGTATGAGCGGGTATCCAGTGACATCGCAGCGGCGGAGCAGGCCACAGCGGGACTGGTGGATGAGTCCACAGCACAGCTGGAGGCCGACCTCCAGCGCATCGACCAGATCAATCAGCAGGTGCGGACGAACCAGGCAAAGGCCAACGCCATGCAGGCGGCGGAAGCCCTGGACGCAGAGTATCGGGCGCTGACAGAGGAGATCGGCAGTATCCGCCGGCAACGGACGGAGCTGCTGACCCAGGCTGACCTGCCCTTGCCTGGGCTGTCTGTGGAAAACGGCAAGCTGCTTTATCACGGCCAGCCGTGGGGCAATATGTCCGGTTCCGACCAGCTGAGAGTGGCCACTGCCATTGTCCGGCGGCTGAACCCAAACTGCGCCTTTGTCCTGCTGGACAAGCTGGAGCAGATGGACTTGGCCACCCTCCGGGAGTTCGGCGCGTGGCTGGAGCAGGAGGGTTTACAGGCCATCGCCACTAGGGTAAGCACCGGCGGGGAGTGCAGCATCGTCATCGAGGATGGGCTGGTGAAGGCTCCAGAGCCTGAATTTGCCCCGCCTGCACAGCAGTGGCAGAAAGGAGTATTTTGATGGAAATCACAAGAGGCCGTATCCCTTGCGGGCAGAAGGTCATCATCTATGGCCCGGAGGGGATCGGCAAGACGACATTGGCGGCCAGCTTCCCGAACCCGGTGTTCATCGACACCGAGGGTAGCACCAAGAACTTTGATGTGGCTCGATTCCCCGCGCCCACCAGCTGGGAGATGCTGAAGCAGGAAGCGGAATACCCGCTGACCCATCCCGGCGAAGTGGGGACGCTGGTGATCGACACGGCAGACTGGGCGGAAAAGCTCTGCAACCGTTGCGTTTGCCAGCGAGCGGAGAAGAAGGGCATTGAAGACTTCGGCTATGGCAAGGGCTACGTTTTTGCGGCGGAAGAGTTTGGGCGGCTGCTGGACAGTTTAGACCGTGTGACCCTGGCAGGCACTCATGTGGTCATCACCGCCCACACGACCCTGCGTAAGGTAGAGCAGCCGGATGAGATGACCAGCTATGACCGGTGGGAATTGAAGTGCAGCAAATACCTTTCCCCCCTTATCAAGGAGTGGGCGGATATGGTGTTGTTCTGCAACTACAAGACCATCGTGGTCAAGGCGGACGGGTCTCAAAAGGGGAAGGCGCAGGGCGGCCGCAGGGTCATGTATGCAACCCATCACACCTGTTGGGACGCCAAAAACCGCCACGGTCTCCCCGACGAGATGCCCATGGACTACGGCCAGATCTCCCACATCTTCGTACCTGTGGCACAGACGCCGCCGACACCGGCACCTGCGCAGCCCCCTGTGGAGCCGGAGCCGCCCGCTGTCTCAGCGGCGCAGATGGTGCCGGAAAACCCTACCCCTGCGGCTACAAACGTGGCCCCGGCTGCTCCCGCTTCCGCGACTCCT